CGGTGCGCGCTGATCCCGCAGCGTTCGGCCCGAGCCGAGGTTCCCGGCCAGCAGCAGATCAACATCACCCGCATGATCGTGGACGCCAACCTCGAAGGGGTTGAGCTCTGGTCGCGGGTCGAGATGCTGGGCAAGGTCTGGGACATCGTGACCCCGCCCGCCTACCACCACGGCGAGCGCAGGACTCGGCACTGGTCGATCGATGTCCGTGAGAGGCCGAGCTGATGGCCTACATCTACAAGGGCCTCAACGGCAAGAACATGGCGGAGTTCATCGCCTCCCTCTCCGAGGTGCAGGACGAGGTCGACCAGCGCGCCTTCGAGATCGGCGTCAGGGCTGAAGAGCTCCTGATCCAGCACAAGGTCGAGGGCGTCGCACAGATCGAGATCGCCAAGGGCGACATCGACGCCTACGTCGTTCTCTCCGACGCCAACGGAACCAACGCCAAGTCCAACTCGAACTCGGCCCTGTCGATCGAGTTCGGCCGCCAGGCGTACGACGTGGAAGTGGTCGACGACCAAGGAAAGGTCATCGACCAGTACACGGTCGGCGCGATGCAGGGCCTGCACATCCTCGAAGAGGCTTCGCACCTCCCGAAGAAGCAGGGCCCCAAGGCCAAACCCAAGAAGCGCAAGGTCAAGATCAAGGCGCGTAAGAAGCGTGGGGGAGGTAGAGGCTGATGGCCGGTCTCCCCCCGGAGATCAAGGCGCTCGCCGAGCTCTCCCCGGTCGAAGACCTGATGCTCGCGATCCTGCGCGATGGACTGCCTGGCATCCAGGTCAACTCCCTGATCGCCAAGGATCAGACGTTCCCCCTCGTACTCGTTCGCCGTGACCCGTCCTTCGGGAACTGGCAGGGCGACACCCGATTCCTCGACGCAGCTCGCGTCGCGGTGCACGCCTTCTGCCAAGACCCCGATGGCGACGAAGACGCCGCGATCCTCTCCGAGGCCGTGCGCGTCGTGATCCGAGACGCCTGGCTCTCGCAGAAGGTCGTGCCCTCGCGCGGCCACATCACACGGGTCGACCTCGCGTCCGCCCCTCGTCGGGTTACCGACTGGGCGACGTCGACCGGCCCGGTCCAGTACGCGGACCTTCCCACTGGTGTCTGGCGCTACGAAGCGACCTACGACATCGAGATCCGCAAGCCGCGCACCCGCCCGTACCCCATCCCGTAAGGAGAACTCTTCGTGGCACTGAACGACAACGCCACCCTCGTCATCGGCTCCGGCAACTACCTGACGGCGCCGGTCGGAACCGACCTCCCCGAAGACCTGCTCGTCCCGACCTCCCCCTGGTCGACCGTGGGTCACACCTCGCTGGAGGACATCCTCTCGATCGCCTCCGAGGGCGGCGAGGCCACCACCATCGGCACGCTCCAGAACAAGAGCCTGCGCACCAAGTACTCGGCCCGTACCGAGACGATGACCTTCACCCTCCAGCAGTTCGACGTCCCCGGCCTGAAGCTGTACTACGGCTCCAACGCCCCGGTCCTGCCGAACGGCACTGTCGGTGTTCCGACCGAGCCGACCCCGACGAGCGCCGCGTTCCTCGCGGTCTTCGTGGACGGCGAGAACCACTTCGCGTTCTACGCCCCCAAGGCCGAGATCTACCGTGCCGACGACGTGTCCTTCGGTGACACCGAGTCGCTGGCCGGCCTGCCGATCGGCGTGAAGCCGATGGCCTTCGGCTCCAACACCTACACCTACGCGATCACCCCGCTTGGTGCAAGTGTCGCAACCGGTGCCTCCGCTGGTACGCCCGGCTCCTTCACCCCGGCCGACTCGACCGTTCCGGCGAACCTGGCTGCGATGGCTTCTGTCATCGCGACGCCGACCTCCGCCTGGACCACGGGCCAGAACGTCGTTCTCGGCGACGCCTCCACGGCGCACTGGGACGGCACTGCCTGGGTCTCCGGCGCTGCCTGATCAGAGCCCATCTGATCCTCCCCGGTGTGCAAGTGGTGCGGACCTCCTTGCACACCGGGGGCCCTTCGGGGCTCTTCGTTCGACGGTCCGCGATCTGTTCACCCCTCAAACTTGGAGGTCCGCAACCCCATGGCCAACTTCTCCCTCGACTCCATCCGTGCCGCCGCGGAAGCGAAGTACGGGTCCACTGACATCGAGCTCGGCGACGGCTTCGTCGTCCGACTGCTCAACCCCCTGCGCCTCCCGAAGGAGAAGCGCGCCGAGCTCCTGAAGATCCAGGAGAAGCTGGACGGCGACGACGTCGACCAGGAGCAGGTGCTCGCTGACGCGATCCGCCTGGTCGCCGACAACGAGAAGGCGGCCGAGAAGCTGCTCTCGGAGATCGGCTCCGACCTCGCGGTCCTGGCGCAGATCTTCGCGACGTACAGCGAGGGCACCCAGGTGGGGGAAGCCTCGGCCTCGGAGAGCTGATCGACAAGTACGGCGAAGGGCTTTACCCCGACCTGCTCTTCCACTACGGAGTGGATCTCACTGAGGTGATCGCAGGTCGGGGGCCCGCGCCGGCCCTTGTCCTCGCTCTTGTCCAGAGGCTTCCTGACACGTCCCTCACCATCGCCCTCGCGTCGGGCGGCAGTGACCACTTCGGCTGGGGGCTTGACCGCCACATGCAGGCCGACATCTTCGACGCGATCAACCAGAACACCAGAGCCACCGGCCAGTGGGGCAAGGGCAAGGCGCCCAAGATCCCGCTCTGGCCACGCCCCAAGCCCCAGAAGAAGACCGACGGCGGCACGGGCAAGAAGGGTCGCCGCGTCTCCGTGGCCGACCTCTACAACAAGTTCAACGCCAAGCGGAGGTAAGCGATGCCCCAGGGTCAGGTCATCGGACGCGTCAGTGTCCGCGTCCTGCCGGACACCAGTGAGTTCCGACGCAAGGCTGAGAATCAGCTCGCCAAGGACGAGAAGAAGCTCAAGGTCGAAGTCCAGGTCATGCCGAACATGGCCGGGTTCGAGCGTCAGCTCCTCACCGAGATCTCCAAGATCAGCCAGCGCAACCGTCAGTCGGACGCACGCAAGGTGAAGATCTACACCCGCATCGACACCTCGACCATGACGGGCGAGCTGTCCAGGGCGGTCCGTGCCTACACCAACCGCGCCAAGAACGGCGAGAAGGTCAAGCTCCAGTCCGAGCTCGACGCGGGTGACATCCACCTGAAGATCAGCGATCAGTCTCTGCGCGACATGACGCACCAGATCCAGGACTGGCGCGACAACAACTCTCCGCTGAAGATCAAGATCGAGCCGGACATGAGCGGCCTCAGCGGTGCTGCTACCTCCGCTCGCCTCGCGGTCCTGACCCGGCCCCGCACGGTGTCGATCGTCCCGCAGCTCAACAACGCGGCTGTCGCCAAGGTGGCTACCGCGCTGGCTGCGCTCTCCGGCATCCGCGTGCTGAACAACCTCTTCGAGAAGTTCGGCAACATCCTGAAGAACCTCGACAAGAGCGTCCCGATCATCGGCTCGCTTGCGTCTGCCGTGGCCGGCCTGGCTTCGGCTGGCCTTGCCGGTGCGAGCAACCTCTTCGCGCTGTCGGCATCGCTGGCCCAGATCGGACCAACTGTCGCCCTGCTGCCCGGACTTCTGGGTGGCTTCGCGGTCGGCATCGGCGTCACGATCGCCGCGCTGAAGGACTTCAACAAGCAGATCCCCGAGGTCAAGAAGACCCTGTCGGATCTCCAGAACACGATCAGCTCGAACTTCTGGGACAAGGCCCGCGCTCCGATCAAGGAGATGGTCGACTCCCTGCTCCCCGCCTTCCGTAAGGGTGTTGCCGACACGGCCACCGAGCTCGGCGGGTTCTTCGGCTCCTTCGCTACGAACCTCGGCTCCTCCCTCTCCCCCGCGCTGGGGCAGATGTTCACCGACCTGTCGTCGTCCATCACCATCGCGACCGGTGGAACCAAGGCGTTCGCCGACATCATCGCGACGCTGGGCAAGGTCGGTACCTCCTACCTGCCGCAGCTCTCGACGTGGTTCGTCAACATCTCCAAGCAGTTCGCCGACTTCCTGAAGGCCAAGGGCGAGAACGGGATCAAGGCCGAGGTCGACCAGGGCATCCAGGCCCTGAAGGATCTGGGCGGCGTCCTCTACAACGTCTACGGCATCCTGTCCGGCGTCGCTCGCGCGGCGACTGAGGCGGGCGGTACGTCGCTCGGCACGCTGAACGACGCACTGGCCAGCATCCACAAGACGGTCGACTCCAAGGGCTTCCAGTCCGGCATGACCGACGTCTTCAAGGCTGCGCACGAGGCGATGAACAACATCGCCACGACGTCCGGGCCGGCAGTCAAGAACCTGTTCATCGAGCTCGGCTCGCTGCTCACGACGGTCCTCCCGAAGGCCGGCGAGATCATCGGTACGGCGCTGGCCGCGGTGGCTTCGGCCCTCGCTCAGCCTGCTGTCACCGATGGCATCTCGGCCATGTTCGATGGACTGCTCGGTGCGGTGCAGGCCCTCGCTCCCGCGATGGCTCCGCTCGGCCAGGCGCTCGGCGCGATCATGCAGGTCGTTGCCGCGATGCTCCCGGTCTTCGGGCAGCTCGTCTCGGCGGCGATCATCCCGCTCGCGGGCGCCTTCTCGACGCTGGCTCCGCAGCTCATCCCGATCGTCCAGCTCCTCGGCGGCGCGCTGACGCAGGCGTTCCAGGCGCTGGCTCCGATCATCCAGCAGATGGTCCCGATCGTCGGTGACCTGCTGGGTACGGCGTTCCAGTTCCTCGCCACGATCCTGCCCCCGATCGCTGCGATCTTCGGTCAGATCCTCCAGGCCGTGATGCCTCTGGCGTCCGCCCTGATGGACGCGCTGGCTCCGATCCTGCCCGTGCTGGCTCAGGCGCTCCAGACGATCTTCACGGCCCTCCAGCCGGTGATCGCCATCGCGCTTCAGATCATCTCGGCAGTCATCCAGCCTCTGCTTCCGATGCTGTCCGAGGTTGTCCAGGCTGTCCTGCCTCCGCTGGCCGACGCGATCTCTCGCGTGGTCGAGGCGCTTCAGCCATTCCTTCAGGCACTGCTCGCGGTCGTCAACTTCCTGATGCCGATCCTCGTGCCGATGCTCCAGTTCATCATCGAGATCCTGGCCGGCGCTCTCGTCGCCGCGATCAACGGCGTGGGCCTGGTCCTCGAAGGACTCAAGGAGTACTTCGTCGCGGTCTGGGATTACGTCAAGGCGTGGTTCCAGCTCTTCCTCGACCTCTTCACCGGGAACTGGAGCAAGCTCGGCGAGGACGCCAAGGCGATCTGGGACGCCATCCTCGGAATGCTGAAGGGCGTCTGGGACATCATCCTCGGTGCGCTGGAAGTCTTCTTCAACGTCGGCATCCTGGGCACGGCAGGCAAGGCTTTCAAGGCCATCGGCGCCCTGTTCAAGTCGGCGTGGAAGGCCATTGCCGAGGTCTTCACGGGAGCCTTCGCGGCGATCCGTGGCTACATCGGCGTGTTCATGACGGGCGCCAAGGGCCTGTTCATGGACGGCATCAAGGCCATCGGGAAGTTCTTCTCGGACGGCTGGAAGTCCATCACGGGCGGCCTCCGCCTGTTCTTCACTGGCGCCAAGGCGCTGGTGATGGACGGCATCAGGGCGATGGGGAAGTTCTTCTCAGACGGCTGGACCACGATCCGCACGACCGCCGTGACCAAGTTCAACGCACTGGTCTCGACGATCTCCGAGTGGATCGGCAAGGCCGTAGCCAAGGTCAAGGAGCTGCCCGGCAAGGCGAAGGCCGGACTGAGCTCGCTCGGTTCGACGCTGAAGAACGCCGGTATCGAGCTCATCAAGGGCTTCATCTCCGGTATCACGTCGATGTTCAGCTCGGTCAAGAACAAGCTCGGTGACCTCACCAGCAAGCTGACCGACTGGAAGGGTCCGCTCCCCAAGGACAAGGTCCTTCTCTACAACGCCGGTGTTGTGATCATCAAGGGTCTGATCAAGGGCCTTGAGTCGCAGTTCAGCAACGTGAAGAAGAGCCTGACCGACCTGACCGGACTGATCGGCAAGGCGAAGCTGAGCAAGTCGCTGACCGCCAAGGTCAAGGCTGACCAGGCTTCGCTGAACAAGCTGCTCTCCTCGTACGAGGCGCTGACCAAGAAGGTCGACGACGCCAAGAAGTCCCTCGCGGACCTGAAGGCGGCGAAGGCCGACTACGCGGCGAACATCGCACAGAAGATCATCAACGACGCCAACGTCACCAACATGGAAGGTGGCTTCACCGGGATCATCGAGCAGCTTACGCAGGCTCGGGATCAGGCGAAGCACTTCGCTGACGTGCTGGCCAAGCTGAAGAAGCTGGGCCTGAACTCGGAGATGTTCGATCAGCTCGCGCAGGCCGGCCCCCAGGCTGGCATGGCTGCGGCTGAGGCGATCCTCGGTGCGGGCAAGGCTGGCGTCGACCAGGTCAACAAGCTGGAGAAGGAGATTGCCAGCGCGGCCGGGAAGGTCGGAGCGACCGCAAGCCAGGTGATGTACGACAACGGCATCCACATGGCTGAGGGTCTGGTCAAGGGTCTGGAATCGCAGGCCGACAAGATCGAGAAGCAGATGCTGAAGATCGCGGACTCGATGGTCAAGGCCATCAAGAAGGCGCTCGGCATCCACTCGCCCTCGCGGGTTGCGAAGAAGCTCGGCTCGTACTTCGGGCAGGGCTTCTCTCTCGGTGTGGTCGGCGAGAAGTCCAACATCGCTCAGGCGGTGGAGGACTCCCTGGTCGTGGGTCCGACCTCCAACTCCACGGCGCGGAACATCGCATCCGCGGTGGGCAGCGCCCTGGGCAACGGCTCCTCGAACGGGGGCAGCTCGAAGACTCTCAACTACTACGCGGCGCCCGGCTCCTCGCTCGGCTCCGAGGAGGATCTGTTCGCCGCCGCCAACCGAGCCAGGATGGGATGGTGAAGTAAGTGCCAAAGCTCCTGCTTGTGAGCGGTGCGGACACGATCGACCTCAACGAGATCGACGAGCAGGGGGTGGGGTTCCAGGCCAAGTCCGGTGTGACTGGCCTGGGCCTGCCCCCGGTCTCGGTCCAGTGGCTGGAAGGCGCCGGAGACGGCGCCATCTTCCGCAGGACCCGCGTACAGACCAGAGACATCGACATCCCCATCGACATCCTGGCGCTCGACCGAGCGGACCTTCAGGACAGGCTCTCCCGGCTGGCCCTTGTGCTGGCCGGGGGGTCCACCCTGGTCCTCCAGAACGGGGACGGTAGCGAGTGGCGCACGGACGTGTGGCGCGTCGGAGGTGGCGAGTACACCTACGGCGAGGACACGATCGGTGAGAACGAGTTCCAGACGGTTCTCACCCTGCGGGCCGGCGACCCGTACTTCACCAGCTCTCAGCAGCAGGTGCGTACGATCTCCGGTGCCACGGGGGCGAGCGCGTTCCTCACGAACCTCGTCACGATGAAGGTCGCCCCTTCGCAGGCGATCGGCTCCATCGACCTTTCCAACTCGGGTGACGCTGCGGCGTACCCGGTGTGGGAGGTCCGCGGTCCGGGTGACCACTTCGTCGCCACGTCACCCACTGGCGAGACGCTGAAGTGGAACGGCACTCTCACCGCCTCACAGAAGCTCATCGTCGACACCCGCAAGGGGACGGTGGTGGACGAGACCGGCGCCAACCGGTACGACCTGTTGGACACTGCTCCACGCTTCTGGACCGTCGAGCCCGGCGAGTCCACCGCGACCGCCTCTCTGTTGAACACCACCAGCGCCTCGCAGATCACCTGCTCCTGGTACCCCCGGAAGTGGATGGTGATCTGAGTGCGCCTGGAAGACATCACCGTTGAGGTGCGTGACAAGAACCTGGTTCGAAGGGGCATCATCCGCCCCGAGGAGCTGGACCTCGAACTCACGGACAACTTCAACAACCTCGGCTCATGGTCGCTGACCCTGGCGTCGGAGCATCCGCTGTGTGACACGCTGCGGACGCCCGGCTCCGGGGTCATCATCACCGGGCCAGACGACGTCTTGCTGTCCGGGCCGATGGTGAAGTCGGAGTTCTCTTCGACCCCCACCGACCCGGACGGGACGGTCTCCTTCGAAGGCGTGTCAGACACTGTCTGTCTTGCAGATTCCCTGGCCTTCCCACAGCCGTCCAACGCGGACGGCGCCAGTCAGACAGAGGCGCATGACGTCCGCTCCGGCAAGGTCGAGACTGTCATGCACGCGTATGTCAACGCCAACATCGGTCCGTCAGCTCCGGCCGCTCGTCGCAAGACGGGGCTCATCATGGGCACGGACGGAGCGCGCGGACCGATCATCAACCAGTCCGCGCGCTTCCCGGTGTTGGGCAACCTGCTCACCGAGATCGCCCTGTTGGGCCAGCTCGGTTTCCGTGTCGTGCAGCGTGGGGCGAACCTGGTCTTCGAGACCTACGCCATCACCGACCGCACGGCGTTCGTCCGGCTCGACGTCCGCAACGGGACGCTCTCCGGGCAGAAGGTCGGCATCTCCCCGCCCGGCGTCACACGCGCCATCGTGGCGGGGCAGGGCGACCTCACCGAGCGCCAGTTCCTCCAGGTCGACAACGCCGAGTCCATCGCCGCAGAGGCTGACTGGGGCCGGCGCATCGAGCAGTTCATCGACCAGCGCAACACCGACGACTGGACCGAGCTCCAGCAGGCCGGAGACGAGGCGCTGGAAGGCGCGGGCTTCACCGCGATCAACGTCCAGGTCGTACCGATGGAGGACAGCCAGGCCCGCTTCGGCAAGGAGTGGGGACTCGGTGACAGCCTCGTCGTCATCGTCGATGACCAGGAGCTGAAGTCCACCGTCACCGGCTACATCATCAAGGCCGACCGAGACGGTTTCCGGCTCGGCGCCCTGCTCGGTGACGCCACTGGCTTCGACGCATCTGCCGCGCTGAACAAGCGCGTGGCCAACACCGAGACCCGCCTGTCCAACCTGGAGGCCAACTCCGGAGGCGGCGGCTCCTCTCCGTCCGATCAGATCATGCAAATCATGGGGGTGTGGTAAGCGATGGCGAACACGCCGAAGCGCCTGTCCAGAGGCAACACTTCGACGACGCTGACAAGCGTCTACACGGTGCCGGCCAGCACGACGACGATCGTGACGAACATCGTGGTGGCCAACTCGGGCACCAGCGCGGCGACGATCCTGCTCCAGCTCAACGGGCTGGCGATCATCCCGAACACCTCGCTCCCCGGTAACGGCATCTTCACGCTCGACATCTCTCAGGTGATGGACGCGGGCGACACGGTCAAGATCCAGGGCAACACGACGACCTGCTCGTACTTCATCAGCGGAGTGGAGGTGACAGCCTGATGGGCTTCTCCGTAATCCCGGAGCCTGCCATCTCCGGCTTCACGGGCCCGCAGGGTCCGGCTGGCACGATCCCGTCCGACCCGGTCTTCTCGGGTTCGGTTGCCGTGGACGACACCTCCGGCGATCCGAACATCGACATCAAGAAGAACGGGTCGATGCGGTGGAAGATCCGCTCGGCCGGTACGGAGTCCGGCTCGAACAACGGCTCCGACCTGTGGGTGGAAGCCTTCGCTGACGACGGCACCACGAAGATCAACGACCCGCTCTGGATCTCGCGCACCACCGGCCAGGTCACGGTCGGCATCGCCAACAGCTCGCAGGGTGGCGTGAAGCTCAGCGTCAACGGGGCCATCGGTATGCGAGACATGACCGACCCGCTCACTACGGGCATGGGTGCCCAGCTCTACTCGAAGGCCGGCAAGCTGTGGGCGCAGACCTCCAACGGTGCCGAGAAGTTCCAGATCAACGACTCCGTCTGGAAGGCCGGCAACTCGCAGATCAACGGCCAGTACCTCTGGCTGAACACGGCGGCTGGCACCTACCGAGCTCTCGGCTTCCGGACGGACAGCGTTGACCGCTGGCTCTTCCAGGTCGACGACCTCGCCGAGACTGGCAGCGCGGCCGGTTCGAACTTCCGCCTCTCCGCCCGCAACGACGACGGCACCTTCAACAAGACCGTCATCTACGCCCGGCGCGACACCGGCCAGATCGTCTTCAACTCGACCACCCTGCACGGCACGGCGAACCTCACCTCCGCTGGGGCTGTCGGCATCCGCGACCAGGCGGCCGACCCTGCCACGACCACGGGCGGCGTCTTCCTCTACTCGAAGGGCGGCCTGGCCTACGTCAAGCAGGCAGACGGCACCGTCTTCCAGCTCGCTGCCGGTGGTGGCACAGGCGCCGTCTCCTCGGTCAACGGATACACGGGCGCGGTCGCCCTGGCTGCGTCGGACGTCGGGGCCCTGAAGGCGAACGACGCGGCCTACCAGGCGAACGTCCGGGGAATCTTCCAGGGCGACGGCACGAACAACATCATGGAGTGGCGCAACCCTACGGGCGGCCTCGCTGCCCGCATCGGGGCGAACGGTAACTTCGTGGGCCAGGGTGCCGCGTACATGGCTGGCGGCCTCCAGGTCGGCGCCTCGTCCACCAACTGGGGTGGCGGCTCTGGCGCGATGCTCGGCCTGAACGACGCGACCACGCTCCCGTCCTCGAACCCGACCGCTGGTCTGGTCGCCTACTCCGAGGGCGGCGTGCTGAAGGTGCGCCAGTCGGACGGCACGATCGTCACTGTCGCCAACAACCCGACGATCCCCGTCACTTCGGTGAACACCAAGACGGGCGCTGTCTCCCTGACGGCTGCCGACGTCAGCGCCATCCCGACGAGCCAGAAGGCTGCGGCCTCGGGCGTGGCCTCGCTGGACTCGACGACTCGCCTGCCGATCGCGCAGATACCCGCGGTGGTGGCGAAGAACGAGTGGACCCCGCAGTCGCTCGGCTTCCAGGCTTGGTCTGTCGACCCGGCCACGCTGGCTACCCCTACCGTTGGTCGCACGATCACGATCGGGCGCACCTTCCTTGCGGGCTTCAACATCACCGAGCCGACCACGGTCAGCAAGCTCTTCGTGTTCGCCGCGGGTTGGGCCGGCTCGACGGCCGTCCCGGCAGCCCGCTTCTTCGCCGGCCTCTACGACGAGAGCGGCGCCAGACTGGCCACTACCGGCACCACGGCCCTGTCGAGCGTCGCAGCCGCTGGCCAGACGACAGGCTCGCCGACCGTGCAGCAGAGCTCGCACGCTGGCGCTGTGCCCTTCCCCTTCACCGGGTCGGTCACCTTGCAGCCCGGCCGGTACTGGGGCGCCTTCCAGATGAGCGCCGGTACGACCACCGACTTCTACTACTTCTACGCGCAGAACGAGGCGTCGACCAACACGTCGATCTTCCACAACCTGTCCACCGCGTTCGTCCGGAACGCCTACCTCAACGGGCTGTCCGGGATGCCGAGCACGGTCACGAAGGCCGACTTCCAGCTCAACCACGACCAGATGATCATGGCCATCGCGTAAGGAGTGTGCAAGTGGGAGCGTCGCTCTACCCGCCCCCGGTCGAGGCGCCCACGGTCGTCACGACCGGCCTGACCGCAGGCTCGGGCGTCACGGTCAACAACTTCCAGGCCAGGAAGATCAACGGGGTCTGCTCGTTCGCCTTCGACCTGGCCATCACCACCAAGTTCGACGCGGGCACAACCGCCCCGTACAACCTCGCCGACACCGTCATCGCCAACCTCCCGGCCGGGTACCGCCCGGCCCGCACGGTGACGGCGATCTACTCCACCGGCTACGCGGACGGCGAGTGCGACGTCGAGGCGACCGGCGATGTCACCGTCCGAACCACGAACACGTACAGCCTGAACGTAGGCGAGACGATCCGCTGCTCTGGCGCATTCGTCCTGTAACCCAAGGAGGCCCCGCAAGTGGCGATCACTTCGTATCCCTTCGACAGCCAGGCTGTCACCGAGACCGACTACTCCCGTCTCTTCCGAGAGTTCCAGTCCACTGGCGTGGCGGATGGCGTAGGCGGCACCTCGCTCTACACCTTCGCGGACGGCACCGGCATGACCGTCAAGGTCAACTCCGGCTTCGCGATCGTGCGCGGCCACGCCATCTACTCGACGGCGACCGAGGTGCTGACGATCCCGGCATCCAACACCACCAGCCGCGTGGACCGCGTGGTCCTGAAGCTGGACCCTGCGACCAACTCGATCACCCTCGCGGTGAAGCCCGGCACGGCCGGCTCGTCGACTCCGCCCGCCCTGACCCAGACGGACACGGGCATCTGGGAGATGACCCTCGCCCGCGTCACGGTCGGAGCCAACGTCACCTCGATCTCCGCCGCGTCCGTTCAGGGTGAGCGCAAGTTCATCGGCAACACGGTCGGCGGCTGGACCACCGACACCCGCCCGGACACTCCCCGCGTCGGACGCCTGGGCTTCAACCAGTCGACCAACACCTGGGAGTTCTGGAACGGTACGGCCTGGTCCGACATGGCCCCGACCGTCTCCTGGTCCTCGCTGACCGGCAAGCCGACCACCTTCTCCCCGGCCGCACACACTCACCTGTGGGCCGACCTGACCGACAAGCCCACGACCTTCTCGCCGTCGAGTCACACGCACGACTGGTCGCAGATCACGGGCGAGCCGGCCACCTTCCCGCCCTCCACCCACTCGCACTCCTGGTCCTCGATCACCTCGAAGCCGACCACGTTCGCACCGAGTTCGCACTCCCACTCCAGCTACCTGGAGTCCGGCGACACGATCTCCTGGGCCAACGGCTCGAAGAAGCCTCACGCCAACTCGGTGTCCGGCTCGGGCACGTACTACGCGGTGTGGGTCGAGGGTGACGGCACCTTCGCCCGGAACACCTCCTCGATCAAGTTCAAGGAGAACGTCCGCGACTTCGAGATCGACCCCGAGGCGTTCGCCAAGCTGCGCCCGGTCATCTACGACCGCAAGCCGGTTGAGGGTAAGGGCGAGCCCCGCAAGGACGAGGTCGGCCTGATCGCGGAAGAGGTCGAGGAGCAGTTCCCCTGGCTGATCAACTACCTCGACGGCAAGGTGGACGGGCTTCGCTACGACCTCCTCGGGATCGCCCTGGTCCCCGTCGTCCAGAACCAGGCCAAGCAGATCGAAGATCTCGAAGCGCGCCTGGCCCGCCTGGAGGCCAAGCTGTCGTGACCGCGATGGCCATGGAACCCAGTGTGCAAGTTGCGCTCGTCACGACGGGCGGCACCGTGTGTGCCGCCCTCGTCGGCGTCCTCATCGAGATGATGCGGCGCCAGGCGAACGCGATGAGCGAAGTGCGAGAGAACGTGCAAGTGGCGCGAGACCACGTTGCCAACACGCACAGCACGAACCTACGAGACGACCTCGACGCCGTGATGTTCCGGATCGACCGGGTCATCGACGGCCAGGAGCGGCACAGCGAGGAGCTGGGCGCCCTGCGTAGCGAGATCAGCCACGAACGGCGCGAGCGACTGTCTGTCGCCGAACGCCTCGACGACCACATCGAAGACACCCGCCCCGTAGTGGCCGCCATGCGGCGGCTCTCGGGCTGATGGAAGGAGAACGAACAGCGTGACCGCGCACATCTACCCCGGAGGCAACTCCACCGTCCAGTGGTTCGGCAAGGCGTACTCCGGCGACACCATGCCGCACCCGAACGTCATCGTCATCCACACCACCGAGGGCGGCTCGTTCCCCTCTTACGGAGGGGGCGGCTCGGCGCCGACCTTCACCGTCAAGGGCAAGGAGGTGCACCAGCACTTCTACGCCAACCACTCCGCTCGGGCTTTGGTCAACGCGGCGGGGGGCGTCGACACCAACACGCTCAACGTCATCCAGATCGAGCTCGTCGGCACCTGCGCCAAGGGTGGGCCGGGCCTCTTCTGGCCGGGCGCGTCCGACGCTGACCTCGCGGGCCTGGTCGACCTGGTCGACTGGCTGACCGACACCTACGACGTGCCGCTCGTCTCCACCTCGAAGTCGTGGCTGAGCTACCCGTCGAGCTACGGCTCGAAGAGCGGGCAGCGCATGTCCTTCGCCGAGTGGAACGCCTTCAAGGGGATCTGCGGTCACCAGCACGTCCCGGAGAACGACCACGGCGACCCCGGCAACTTCCCGATCAAGCGGCTGATCGAGCTGGTCAAGGCGAAGAAGGGCAAGCCGGCCACTCCCGCGCCGGCCCCCGCGAAGCCTGCCCCCAAGCCGGTCTCGAAGATCGTCGCCCTGAACTCGGCGGTCAAGCCTGGTGCCCGGCACGCGCAGGTCAAGGATCTCCAGAAGTTCCTGGTCAAGGCGGGCTACGGCCCGATCCCCGGCGCGTACAGCACCTACTACGGCCCGGAGACCCAGAAGGCGGTCGCCCGGTTCCACAACAAGAACCCCCACCTGCGCACCGCGGGGAAGTCGTACGACCCGGTCATCGGGAAGTCCGGCTTCAAGGAGCTCCAGAAGGAGGCTGGCGTCAAGTGAGCAAGCACGCGAAGCTGACGAGTAGGGGCCTGGCTCGTATCGCCGGGGCCCTGCCCACCAAGTACAAGTCCAAGGCTGGGCTGGTCGCGGCTGTCGTTGGCGTGGCCCTGTCCCTGGCCACCTACTTCGGCACCGACTACCCGCAGGTCGCGCTCGTCATACAGGCGCTGACCGCGTTCGGTTTCGTCGAGCAGTCCGACTCGGAATGAGAGAAGCCCCCGCTGGCCCATGTGGCTGGCGGGGGCTTTCTTCTTGTCTCAGTTCTGCTTGGCCTTCTCGATCTCTTCCAGGCTGACGACCTTCGGTCGCCGTCGAGCCGTCGTCTTCTTGGCCGGCGCCTGCTTGGCGACCTTCGGCTCCGGCTCGGGCTTCGGTTCCGGCTCCGGCTCGCACACGGGCTCGGCCTCCTCGACGACCTCCGCCTCTTCCAGCCACTCCTCGAAGGGCTCGGCGTGCTCCTCGCACAGATCCTTTGTGATACTGCGACCATCGCTCGCTGTGATGGTGTAAGTCTTGGCGGGGAACTTCTTGTCAATGTCGCACGCGGTCACTTGCAGCTTCACGCTCTCTCATCCCTCCCGCTGTGAATGTTGGTGTGACCACCACGATACCTGTGCATTGTTGACTGTGCTGGGTTACTGTGGAAGTGTTACTGACCATGATCACGACGAAGTGAACATGGTGACAACGACGTCAGGAGGCACATGGGTAAGCGCAAGATCCAGGATGAGCAGGAGGTCATCCGTTGGTTCGAGGAAGGTCGGACCTACGACTGGATGATCAAGGAGTACAAACGGAAGTACAACATCGACACGGTTCCGTCGATGTGGGGGAACTTCCGGCGACGCCGGGGTCTCGATCGGCGGATCGTGCGGGATGACGAGCTCATCCCCTGGTTCGTGAAGGAGGAGCACCGCTGGGCCTACCCCCTGGCCATGCTCCGGGCAGAGGCTCGGCGCCGTGCAGGCAAGGAGCTGACCGAGCAGGACACGTCCCGGCTGGCCAACTGGTTGGAGATGCTGAAGGAGGAGAACGCGGTCGTGCACTACGACCCGGACACCGAGGAAGGCTTCTTCTACGTGCCACGGCAGGAGGGCGACGATGACCTCATCCACGCCCCGAAGCAGAAGACGACCCCCCGGCCCAATGCCGACCGGTAGGCCGGCGCAGTCTAAGTAGAGCCCCCCGCATCCGAACTGCGGGGGGCTCTCGTCTGCCCACGGTAGGGGGAGTAGGTTGAAACTTCAAAGTTTGCGTTCATTACGTGCAACCATCTGCACACCTGGGGAGTCATACCTTCCGGAAGTGAAGGTTTGGTAAGAACAGCTTACAAAAGTTGACTTGACAGTGACGCAATGCTCATGCAGTATTGATCACCTCAGCGACACTTGCACAGAAGGAGGTTTCGAGTGGAACTCCACCAGGGGGCGGACACTTCTACTACGCCTGGAGGATGGTACGGAGAGTTCAGCTCCCCGGATGGGTTGATTCTGCTGGTGGTCGACGAGGACGAGTACGACTTCCACATCGACGCGAGGCCGGGCTACAAAGCCAGCGCCATGACGGCCGTCCTGAAGGCGGCCAGGAGTCGCGGCCTGGAGCCCCTGGACGAGGACGAGTGCGAGCCTGAGCTGATGGAGGACGGCACCGTCCGCATCTACCTGGCCCCCCTGACCGAGTACGCCGTACAGCCTGTCGTCCAGGAGAGGCCGGCCCGCTCGATCGCCAAGCGCGCGGCCACCACCTTCGCCCTGGCAGCCTGCGTTGCAGGCGCCCTGATACTTCCGAGCCCGATGCACCACCACTACCCGCAGGCCGTCACCGACGTCTTCAACCGCACCGATGACCACGGAGCCGAGAGGCCCAACCCCACCCCCGCATCGCCGAACAGAGGAGTACTGAGTGGCCCTGAATCTCATGGATCTACCCCAAGCCCGACCCGTCCACCCGAATCACTCCGTCCCCAGGGACGGGTGGGGCAGGCCGCTGATCGTTCCCGAGAGCGGCGGCAAGCCGAAGGGGCATACCCGCACCACGACGTTCATCGACTGCATCGAGGACAAGTCGAACTTGATCGACTGGCAGGGTCGGATGGTCTTGCTCGGCTCCGCGAAGCGACCCGACTTGTTGGAGAAAGTTCGAGGTCTGGACCCCGACGACTCCTCCGACAAGAAGCGACTCAACTCCTTGACCGAGCAGGCCAAGGACTCAGCCGGAGCGAATGAGAAGTCGCGTAAGGGCACGTATCTGCATGACCTGTCGGAGTACGTAGACCGTGGAGACCCGCTCCCCAGCACCATCTCGGGAGCGGATCTCGACGACATGGCCGCGTACATGATGGCCACGTCCGTGCTGAAGGTCATCGCGATCGAGCAGTTCGTCGCGGTGCCCGAGCTGTCCGTGGGCGGCACGTTCGACCGCCTCGCGTACTACGAGGGGCCTGGCCCGGACGGCAAGCCGATCGCGGGCAACTTCATCACGGACACGAAGACCGGCACGATCGAGTACGGCAAGCTGAAGATGGCATCGCAGCTCGCGGTGTACTCGCGCGGCAAGCTGTACGACCACACGAAGTTCCCCGTGAACGTGGACGACGAGAAGACGTTCAAGGCGTGGAAGAAGCAGGAGTTCTCGGCTGAGCAGGCGGCTACCGCTTACTCGCCGCTGCCTCCTGTGAACCAGGACTGGGGCATCATCGTGCACTTGCCAGCAGGCACCGGAGTGTGTAACTTGTACTGGGTCGACCTGAACATCGGGTGGGCGCTGGCGAACCTTGC